ATCTTGCGCAAACCGTGGTACAATAATCACGCCGAAAGGGAACAGGAAGAAAGGAATTGAAATGAACGAGAAGGATTACCGCGTAAACGTTGCGGTGCTTGATCGCTATCGCGAAGCAATTGATACGCTTGCCAGGTGGTGCCACGAGGCTGATAATCCCGAAATATCGGCAGGCGAGCAAGCGGCGCTTGCCGCCTGTTACGGTGCTGGTCTTGAAATAGCGTCGATACTAACGGGCGCGGGCGTCGAAGAAGTAACGGCCGATGTTAGATCCGCATACAGAAAAATATTACCAGAAGGAAGAAGCTACAGCATGACCGACAGCGTTAACATCAACACGTGGGACAGCGCGTACCGCCGAGCTATATACAGCCTCGCGACGTGCAGGCATGAAGCAATCAATTCGGAGTTAACGGAACCGCATCGTTATGCACGCTACGCTGACCGATATACGTTCGGGCTTGATTTGGTGAAATTTTTAACTGGAAAAACTTATGCTAAAATCGACCGCGATATTAACCTGGTTTATAATAAGGCATACGGCAACACTGCAAGAGAAGGAAGGGAACAATGAGCAAGTATATCAAGCGCAAAATCAAGCGCACTACCGCCGAGGTGTACGACGAGAACGGCAAGCGTCTAGGAACTATGGAGGTCGGCGGGCAGGTTTCCGCCCCGCGTATGGCTAACATCGTGCGCCGAGACAAGGGCAACCCGCTATTAACAGTGCGTAATGTAGTCACGAGCTCGGACACGTACGTAATGGACGTTGACGAGTTCGTAGAGCATGCCGAGCGCATGGGCACGATCGAGCCCGAACCCGAGCCAGAAGCTGGCAATGCTACTAACAACGCCCGCGTTCCGTTTCTCACAGTGTGCGACGCTCACACGGGTGAAGCATATTTTGAAGTTGGCGGCAACCAGGCCGTTAGCGAATAGCAAGCCATAAGAAGAAAGGAAACTAAAATGGCTGATGAAATCGTGATGCTGGATTCCGAGCAGGGTATCGAGAAGAACGATGAGATGTCTTTTTCCGAACGGATCGTGCAGCATGTTCGCGAAGAAGGCTTCTTCTCCACCTTCCCGACGGACAACCTCGAAGGGCAGAAGCTGCTCTACAAGGCAACGAACGCAAGCAAGCTGCTGCGTGATTTCATGGAAACGCCGCTCGCTATTAACGCGTTCGTCTTCTCGTCGACTACCGTTACAACCGAGGCTGGCGATGTGGAGCAGGTCATGGGGGTTTACCTCATCGATAGCGCAGGAACTGCGTACGTGTCTTCCTCGAACGGGGTTATCCGCTCTGCTATGAACATCATGAGCATGTTCGGCAATCCTGAAGGCTGGTCCGAGCCGCTTACGGTGGTGTGTCGTGAGACCAACACCGCGAAGGGTCGCCGTTTCAAGTTCCTCGATGTTCTGTAGTCTAGCGCTGGGCTAGTGCAAGGGGTTGACTCGCGCCAACCCCTTTTTTATTGCCTGCGCAGGCGCTAGAATATGAAAACGTAACGCGGATATCAAAAACAACGCCCGCCTTGATGACAGGCGGGCGCAAGAAGAAAGGGGCGAGCCATGGCTAAAAGGAAGCGCAGCAACCTGGATGAGGCCATCGGAAAAGCCTTGCATGGCACGCGTAACAAAGTATACCGCCTGAAAAAGAAAGGCGCAAGCGCGAGCGAGCTAGCCGCTATCGACCCGCGAAAAACCGATTGGCAGTCAAGCCGCGGCGGTGCCCCTGGTTCGGCAACGCTCTACGAACGTTATCGCAAAGGCGAGTTGAACGCGCGCGAGAAGGGCGAGCTTTTGCGGCAGCTCAAGGACTTTAACGAGCGCGGGAACGCGTACGAGTCAACAGGCGGCGGCCGCTTTATCTCCTCGAAAGCTCAAGAGCGCTTCGGTGCGATGGTAGAGGGCGTGAACAAGACGCGCAAAAGAACACTCGACAACATCATAAAGAGCGGTGCCTATTATCAGTTTGGCGCGCCTGGTGTGGACGTAGCCAGTATGAGCGAGTGGGATTTCGAACATTACGTTTCGCGCAACCTCTCGCCACTAAAGCGGACCGAGCCGTTTACCTCATCGAAGCAGATCGCCCGCGCAATGCAAACACTTCTGGGCGCGACGTCCTCGATGAGCAGAGCGCTTAAGAAGAGCGAGAGCTGGCGGCGTGCGGCGTGCAACATGCTTATAGACAACAATCAGCGCGAGCTTGCCGAGGCGATCGAGCGCATGAGCGCTAAAGAGTTTCTAGAAATGATAACCCTTACCGATTTCAACGTTCGCATGGCCGACTTCCCTTACCAGGATTATTTTACTGCGCAGGGCCATTCGCGCGAGCGCGGGCTGACAGCTGCACAGAACGAGAGCAGCCGCTATATGATTGGCCTTGTCGATAGGTTCTCGCAGAACAACGCCACAAAAGATAAGAAGTAGACAATGCGCGAGTATTGCGCCGACTTCGAGACGAACACCTATATAGACGATTGCCACGTCTGGGCATGGGGAGCCGCCGACATTTGCGAGAACCCAGAAGATACGTTTGAGTACGGTACTTCATTGGATGAGTTTATGGAACATGTGTTCGCGCACCCTGGGCGGTATTGGTTCCACAATCTCAAGTTCGACGGCAGTTTTATAACCTCGTGGTTGCTTTCTCACGGCTACGAGCATACCGAGGACAGGCCGCGCGCTGGACAGTTCTCCGCGCTCATCGACGATTTAGGCAAGTTTTATTCTATCGCCGTCGGTACCAAAGTGAAGTTCGCCGATAGTTACAAGAAAATAACGATGCCCGTTCGCGCCGTAGCCAAAACATACGGCTTGGAGATGAGTAAAGGCGAGATAGATTACACCCGTTACCGCCCAGTTGGGCACGAGCTCACAGCCGAAGAGCTGGACTATCTGCAGCGCGATGTGCTCATCATGGCGCAAGCCATGAGCGTGCGACTGCTCACGGGCACGAAACTAACCACCTCAAGCGACTGCTTGGAGATCTTCCGCGACCTCTACGGTAAAGCGCGCTACCGCTCGACGATGCCTATCATCAACGGCGTTATTGATGCGGCCATGCGGCGCGCTTACCGTGGCGGCTGGGTATACGTCAATCCGAAGCACAAGGGCGAGGACGTGGGGCGAGGTATTCGGCTCGATGTGAATTCCCTTTACCCCTGGGCGATGCGCTACAACCCGCTTCCCGTTGGTAACCCCTCTTATTTCTCTGGCAAGCCGAGCCCCACACCCGAGCGTCCGTTATGGATTGCAGGTGTGACTATTACCGCGAAGCTCAAGCCTGGCAAGTTGCCTTGCATTCAGCTCAAAGGCTCTTCGATTTTCGGTGAGCGCGAGTATACGGACACAGTGCCCGAGCCGACCCCGCTTGTCGTGTGCAGCGTCGATTACGAACTATGGTGCGAAATGTACGACATCGAGGTTTGGAGCTGGGATGGGGGGTGGAGCTTCGCGCAGCGCGAGGGCGTGTTCGACGATTATATAGACACCTATATGAAGCAGAAGCAAAACGCGAGAACGCCAGGCGAGCGCGCCGAGTCGAAACTGATGTTAAACGGCCTATACGGAAAGCTTGCGCAGAAGATCTTGCAGTGCGGGCAAGTCCCCGTCTTGGATGACGAGGGCGTTCTTTGCTTTCTCGTAGGCAAGGAGAGCGAGCGCGAGCCCGTTTACCTTCCGATGGGCATTTTCATTACAGCGTACGCTCGGAGAAAGACGATTCTCACTGCTTGCGAGTTCGGCAACCGTTTCTGTTATGCGGACACAGACAGCATCCATGCGATCGGGGAGGAGATACCCGAAGACGTTGAGATACACCCGAAGAAGCTGGGGGCCTGGAAGCATGAGGCCACGTTTGAGCGCGCGCGTTTCGTCCGAGCGAAAACATACGTTGAGACGGTGGACGGTGAGGAGGAGTATACATGTGCGGGTATGCCTCAATCGCTCAAGGACATAATGAGATGGGAGGACTTCAAAGGTGGGTTTCAAACGACTGCTTGCCCGTTTTATCATCCTGGGGGCTGTGGCAACGACTGCGAAACGTGCTATAGTAACACGAGGAATTGGGGCTTGAAACCGAAACAGGTTCGCGGCGGCGTCGTGCTTTTGCCTTCGCCGTTCTCTATTAGGTAGGAGGTTCGCGCAGCGTGATAGAGTTCGACGTTACAACTCTTATCGTGCCCGCTCTCTCGGCGCTGCTGTCCGCTGCTTCCGTGGCGGGCGGGATGTACGTGGCGATAAGCAATAGGCTTTCAGTGCTCGAAACCAAAATGGACGCACTAAGCGACAAGGTGGAGAAGCACAATTCCGTTATTGAGCGGACTTATCGGCTCGAAACCGACGTCGCGACCGCGTGGAAGCGCCACGACGAGCTAGCCGAGCGAGTTGATAGATTGGAAGATGCGAGAATGGGAGGTTAAGTAATGATTAATTGGAAGGCACGAATTAGAAACAAAAACTTTTGGCTGGCGCTTATCCCCGCGCTGCTGCTGCTTGTGCAGGTGTGCGCCGCGCCGTTCGGGTATGCGTGGGATTTCGGCGTGCTGAACGCGCAACTTGCTGCGATTGTGAACGCGCTGTTCGCCGTGCTCGCGATTCTGGGCATTGTGGCCGACCCGACCACGGCGGGCATGGGAGACAGCGAGCAGGCGATGGGCTACACCGAGCCGAAAGGAGGGCTAGCCATGGACGAGCTGACAGACGAGAGAAAACGGCTCATCGACTCGCAGGACTCGCACGACGAGCCAGACTTCGAGCCCTGCCCCAAGGCGGAGGAGGGCAAAAATGGGGACGATTAGCGACGTTCTGTACTGCGCGCGGGACTGGATTGGGTACAGCCGATGGACAGACCCCGAGGAGGGCACCGTCTTCGGGCGCTGGTTCGCCGAGAAGACGGGCGAGCCGTACTTCGGCACGTCGGGCGTCCCCTACTGCGCGATGTTCTCCTCCTACTGCCTGGACTGGGCGGGAGTCGCCTGCGCGGGCATGCCTTCCGCCTACTGCCCCGACATCGTGAGCGCGGGCGAGGAGGCGGGAGCAACCGTCTCGTGCGAGGACGCCGAGGCGGGCGACCTCGTGCTGTTCGACTGGGGCGGCGACGGCCTGGCAGACCATATCGGCATCGTCGAGGAGAACCACCCAGACGAGGGGTATATGACCACCATCGAGGGCAACACGAGCAGCGGCGCGGGCGGCTCGCAGTCGAACGGCGGCGGTGTCTACCGCCGTCAGCGCGGCTACGGCTCAGTGCGCTGCGTCGTGAGGCCAGACTACAACGAGAATCAGGAGGATGAAGAGGACATGGGACTCACCGAACATCAGGACAAGCTACTGGCGACAATTTACGAGCAGTGCGTCGGGACTTTCGACCCGACGGGTCGCGGCATGGAGCTCAATGACCACGACCACATCAAGTGGATTGCCAAGCAATGTGCCGACAATGCCGACTACATCAAGGCGGTCGACGCTAAGCTTGACAAGCTCATCGAAAAGCTGGGGTAGTTATAGCGCGAACTGCTAGCATGTTATTAACAAATGATGGAAAGCCCGAGCAGGTGTTCGGGCTTTCTTTATGCCGCTTTCACGACCATGCAGACCCGCGCGAGGAGCTCATGAATCTCGTCCGACTCTGTGGGCGTCGGGTAGATTCCCGCCCGCGCGAGCAAGGCGAGCAGTTCGGAAAACAGGCGATCGGCTTCGCGCTGGCGGTTAATCTCTCTTGTGCACGTCGCGCGGCGCGGTCGCTCACCGTCGTCCCAATATATAGTTGTCTCGATTTCCGCGGTGCGGCGGCGTTTGTCGGGGTTCGCTGTTATCTCGACGTAATAAGGAGTTGATTTTCCGCCATCGTAGGTTGCGCGCATGTCGCCCTTCTTTCCTTCGCGTTTTCGTAGTGTATAATACAGTATAGCCGAGATTCCGCGAACTGCCGCAAGTAGAGCACGGGGAGCCACTCGCTCGCGCGAGCCCGTACGTGTTCGGCCTACGGCAAGGCTTTTAGCGGCGGTCGCGGTAGATCCGGCAACCTTTACCGTGCGCGGGGGAGCCGAGCAAGGCGTAACCCCGCGCACACATGTATAAGGGAGGCAAACATGGATTTCGCAACACTGTTGGCAATGCTGGACGCCGACGAGCTGGATCTGGACGGCTTGCGCGACGGGTTGGGCGAGCTATCGAAGGTGAGCGAGGGCGCAAACGCGCGAATCGCCGAGCTTGAGGTCGAGAACGCCGAGCTGTCGCAAAAGTATACGGAGACCGCCGCGAAGCTCTGGGAGATGACGCAGGCGGCGACCGCGCCCAACAAGGAGCCCGAGGGCGACGAGGGCGACGAGGGCGAAGACGACGAGCCCGAAAGCGATGAGGAGCTTTTCGGCGACCTTTTCGAGGAAAAGAAATAGGAGAGTGATTGCATATGCGGGGACAGCTCAACGCGTCCAATGTGGACATTTTGAACAGAATTCGCAAATCGGCGAGCCTGGAATATAAAGACCGCGTGCCCGTGGCGACGCAGGCAAATCTCGCCCGCACGGCGCGGACTATTCGAGATTACCCTGTGGTTTGGAACGAGTTCATTGATATTCTCGTGAACCGTATCGGGCTCATGTTGTTCAACGCCTACCAGTTCAACAACCCCTTGGCTCCGTTCAAATCGGGCATGAGCTGGGGTTCTATCGCGATGGAAGTCGGTAACAACCTCATCGAGGCTGAAAACTACGACCAGCTCGACACGAACCCCTGGACGGCGACGCCCGCCGACGTGGTGGCAAACTACTACGTCCGCAACCGTGCCGACGTTTACGGTGTGCAGACGAACGAGGCGCTCATCGCCGAAGCAGCCGAGAACGAGGGCCAGCTGTCGGGTCTCGTAAACATGATGTTCAACGCGCCTAACCAGTCCGCCGCTTGGGACGAGTATAAGATCATGCTCAATTCGCTTGCCGAGTACGAGAACGGTTCTGGCTTTTACAATATTCAGGTGCCCGATCTCGCAGCGTCCACTTCGAAGGAAGCAGACGGCAAGACCCTTGTTGAGCTCGTCCGTTCTGTGTACCTGCGGATGAATGGTTTCTATTCGCGAAAGTTCAACGCCGAGAAGTGTGATAGCATGGCCTCTAACATGATGCTGCTGATTGATAGCACGGTAGCATCTGCGGTTGATGTGAACGTGCTTTCCGCGGCGTTCAATCTTCCGTTCGCCGAGTTCGTGGGCCGACAGGTGGTTATCGACGAGTGGCCCGACGGGCTGAAGGGCACGCAGGCTATTCTCGCTGACGGCGAGTTCTTCCGCGTGTACGACATCCTGAACAAGTCGGCATCTATCTACAACCCGAAGACCGACGCCACCTATACGTATCTGCACGTTCGCGGCATTTATGCGACGTCCAAGCAGAGAAACGCCGTTCGGTTCTCGACCGACGCCAACACCGAAGGAGCCGCAACCGTGGGCAGAAGCGTTAATTCCGTCACTATCGCAACCGACCCCGCGGGCGGCGTTTCCGAGCTTAAGCCTGGCCTGGTGGTGCAGCTTGTGCCGACGGTCACCTACTCCGACAGCGCGACCGATGCAAACGCCTATTTTATCGTGACGGCGGGCACGGCAGCGCAGGCGGCGGCTGGCAACCTTCCCGTTATACTTCCCGATACGGGAACGTACGTCGATCGCTTCGGGGTGCTGCACGTGAGCGAGAACAGCGACTATGAAACGATCGTAGTAACCGCCGTCGCAACTCACGACCCGACCAAGAGCGCCAACATCACGCTTGGCACCGCCGTAGCAGCCTAATAACGAACGATTGTTCGGGGCGGGAGCAATCCCGCCCCTTTTGTTTATAGGAGGTGACAACATGCCGTTTAGCCCTATCGAATGGCCTACCGATTCGCGCGTTACCTTGTGCAAAGTGCCGTGGGATGCGGCCTATAAAGATGTGGTTTACTTCGAGAGCGCGCGGGCGCGCGATGACTACTTCGACGCGGTTTGCGCGAGCGCCGAAAGCATTTGCCTTGATAAAATGACGTACCTCAAGCCTCGCGAGCCCGTGACGGTGAACGTCCCCTATTCGCGCGCGTACCGTTACAACTATCTGCGCGTGGTGAACCCCGAGCTTCCCGTACCTGGCGAGACGACCCCGCCCGTGCTTTACTATTTCGTGACCAATGTTTCCTATGTCGCGCCGAACACGACCGCGCTCGAATTGCAGCTCGACGTGTGGACGACCTATATATACGCGTGCGGCCTGGGGAGCGGTTTTCTAGAGCGCGGCCATTTGCCGATGCGCGAGGAGTACGACGCCGACGGCGGGGAAGTCGCGAGCGTGGAAGCTGCAAACCTTCGGCGCTGGTGCGCAACTTCCGAGGGGCTCGACGTCGGAAGCGAGTACGTCGTTATCAATCACGAGTGGAAGGACATCAGCAATCCGACGGGCGACGGGTGGCGGATCGTCATCACCTCGACGGTAGACCTCACGGCGGACTGGGGCACAAGCTCAAGCCCTAATCTGGAATGCGCAACGGGGCAGCGAACGGACGGCCTTATCAGCGGTTGCAACGTCTACACGATCGAGCGGGACAGGTTTCCCACGTTTATGGGGGCTATCAAAAACGCGCCCTGGGCGGCAAAGGGGATCGTGGATATAACGTGTTTCCCGTCGGGGCTTTTGGCCGAAGGGGATAGCGTGGATTTGAACGGCACGCCCGCGAACTACCTGGGAAGCACGCCCGATTCAACGCAGTGGTTCGAAACCGAGAACATCTGGGCTCAGCTCGCGAACGGCATCCCGCCCGAGTATCGTTGGATGCATAAGTTTTTCGCCTACCCTTACTCCGTTATCGAGTGGACTAACTACCAGGGTTCGCCGCTTTTGCTCAAACCCGAGCTATGCGCGACGATAGACGGCAAGGTTTCCATGTTCGCCACGTCGTGCGCTGCTAGCCCTGGGATGCGCATTGCGGTTTGGCCTTCGCAGTACGGCGGCGCGCGGGGATTCTCCGATTCCAATCAGGTTATCGTGTACGACTATTCCGACATGAACGGCACGGCGCAGGGGATTCTCCGACCAGGCTACAATCTCGACAGCGCCGTTTGGTTTCAGGGGTTCCCGAAATTCAACATCGTTAACGACGAGGGCGCACTTTCAATCGCACAGCGTATCAACACGCTCAATACAAGCTACGCGGGCGCTGGCTGGAGCCTTGCGAAGAGCAACGCGGCGAACCAGCTAGGATTCTCGCAAACGATGCAATCGCTCGACACCGCGAAGAGGAACAAGGATATCCAAAACATAGCCGATGCGGCGGGCGGTGCGCTCTCTGCTGTCGGTTCGCTTGCAAGCGGAAACGTGCTGGGCGCTGCTATGGGCGGTGCAGGTACGGCGATCGGGCTTGTATCAAGCAACATGCAGTTCGCCAACACGCAGAACCTCACATCCTCGCAGGCGACGCAAAATTACAACCTTGCGAACTGGGCGAACCAAGGGGACTACGAACAGACCATCGCGCAGATAAACGCGAGCGTGCAGGATGCGGCGTTAACACAGCCCTCGATCGTGGGGCAGACGGGCGGCGACGGGTTCAACCTCGCAAACGGCTATATGGGAATCGAGGTTCGTTATAAGACCGTCGGCGAGCAGATGGCGCGGGTCATCGGCGATTACTGGGGTAAGTACGGCTACGCGGCGCACGAGGTAGTACAGATGCGGCAGCGCCCGCTCAACGTTATGCGCTATTACACGTACTGGAAGTTCACGGATATCTATATCGAGTCCGCCGAGTGCGCAGAAGCGGACAAGGACGCAATTCGAGGAATATTCGCGAAGGGGGTCACCGTGTGGAGCGACCCCGCCAATATCGGCGGCATCATGCCTTATGAGAACACGCCGCGATAGGAGGGCGGAAAATGGCAAACAAAGTAGCTAAATACTACGATGATACCGAGGTTCCCGAGCTGCTCGACATGGCGGCGGGGGCCTCGTATATGCGGCAGGTTCACGCCAGCGGCGAGCGCTATGAGATGTGGCAGTACCGCTTTTGGATGCAATACCTCGAAGGAATCGCGCTATCACGCTTCGAATGGCACGACCTTCCCGCGGGCATCGACCCGCGCGCCGTGGAGTTCATCCTGTATCGCTTCGGCGTGGCTGGGCTGTTCATGGACAATGGCGGGTACCTGTTCGCGCAAGCGTCATACGGCGACGGGATGAACATGTACTATAACCCTAACGAGGTAAACCTAACCTCGCCCGCGGGCGGCTTGTGGCAGCGGCACGCGCAGGCCTACGCGGTTGCCGTGGATGGCGAGGAGGTCCCGATCGTGCGCAGCCCCGACGTGGCTATCTGCTTCGATTCGCTTTTACGCCGCCCGCTGTTCGCAATGCTCAAGAACTACGCTATACGCCTTGCCGAGATTGATAGGATCGTGCAGGTGAACATGGGGGCGCAGCGCACGCCCTGGATTATCGCAAGCGGCGAGGGCCAGAAGAAGACCGCGGCGCGAATCGTGCGCAAGCTTGAGAACAACGATCAATATATTACCTATAACGCGGCGGGGTTCGACGTGGGGGCAGCGGTGCAGGTTCTCCAAACTGAAGCGCCTTACGTGTCGGGCGACCTATTGAGCGACCAGCAGCGAATCTTAAACCAAGCGCTTTCAGTTATGGGCGTGGACAACGACCCGAACGCGCAGAAGCGGGAGCGAAAGGTTTCGTTGGAAGTTTTGCAGAACAACGAACAGGTTATGCTCGCGCGTCGCAATTTCCAGGGGGCGCGAGACTTGTTTTCCGACGCGTGCGAACGTGTGTTCGGTATCCGTCCTTACGCAACCTGGGCGGCGCGCCACGAGTATGAGGAGCTGAACGACCTGGGCGGGGTGGGAGACCCTGCAGGAGATGCGAGCGAGGAAGGCGAGAGCAATGTTGATTACCGATGATGGGCCCACACTTCATGACTGCGTGGAGCTCTACGGCATGGACTGGCAGCAGACCATGAGCGATTACCCTATTTTCGACGAGGCTAAACGGGAGTGGCTCAACACGAGGATCTATGAGCATTTCGCCTATAGGGAGATCGCGCAGGAAACCCCGTCCGACCATTTCCGTTTGATTAGGCGCACCATGCATGAGATGATGCCTGCGCTCAATCCCATGTTCTCCGTGCTGGATGGGGAGATAGACATATTGGCGGGGTACGCGAGCGCAGGCGAGCACGACAGCGAGGCACGGCAGATGTTTTCCGCAACGCCGCAAACGCAGCTGTCAGCCGCCGAGAACTACGCGACCAACTTAACGGACACCACGAGCAGCGAAAGCTCGAAAACGTCTGGCCGAAGCATGCCCGCGGGCGACATGCTCACGAGCTGGGCGACGTCGGTTAATAACGCGCTTTACCTCGTGTATAATGGGCTCGAACCGTACTACCTGCAGATATTCGATTAAGGAGGTGTGAAAATGAGCGTTATCGAGAACACAGGCGATTTCGATTTCGCCTATAAAGGTTATCAATACCCGCTACCGCCAACGTGGAAGTATGCCGTACGGCAGCAAGACCAAATCAATTGGCTTCTGCAGGCGCTTCTCAAAGTCAACTACGAGGGTGTGAGCGCCGACTACTTGGCGGAGCAGATCGCGGACGCGGTGCAGAGCGTGACCAACGGCTATGTAAACGCCGACGCGGCGCTAAAGCAGTATCTCGGGTCGCTTATCGCGGCATTGGAGGACGAGCTGGCTAAGCTCGAAGGCGGCATTACCGCGCAGCGAAACCCCGTGACGGGTATGCGCGACTACGCTTACCAGGTAAGCAAACAGATGTACGACATGATGCGCACGTATGCTTGCACGTGGGACGAGCTCGCGAACACGGGCAAGACGTGGGACGAGCTCAAGGCCACGGGGCATAGCTGGTTCGAGGTGGACATGTTCGGCAACATCTATTGGGGCGACGGAAACCAGCGGGCGAAGTTCACGCCTATCGACCATATCGGCGTAAACACGCCCGGTTATAGCGACTAAGGAGATTTAGCATGGCAACAGCTCATTACAATTTTCCAACCATCAACGGCACAGACACCATCGACGGCGTGAACGCTATCAACGGGCTTGCAAATTCTATTGATTCCGCGCTGTTCGGCGTTGCTGGCAGTATCCCCGAGGGGTACACGCTGCCTATCGCGGGCACCACTTCCCTGGGCGGCGTGCGCGGATCTGGCGACATCTCGGTAAACGCGACGACGGGCGACATGACCATCAACAGCGGCACGGTGACCGCGGGCAAGCTTGCCACGGGAGCTGTTACGTCCGACAAGATGCTAAACGGTGCCGTCACTACCGAGAAGCTTTCAAGCGACCTCGCCGCGCAAGTTAACAACGGCAACAATTCGTGGACGCAGTGGAGCGCGGCACCTGTTACCATCGATAGCAAAATGACAACAGGGTGCAGCGCTTACGCGTGGGGTAAAATCGTATTGGTCAGTTGCAATAACGTATCATTGCCAGGAAACGTGAAGACGCAAATCGGAACGCTTGGCGCGCAATACGCGCCAGCTAAAACCGTAACAGGCAACATACTAAGCCTGAGTACAGGGGCATCCCACATTGGTTATTTGCAAGTTGATACGGACGGCAACGTATATATAAACATGGCGTCAGGAAGCTCGGCAATCGAAATCGCAACAGGTAGTTTGATGTACCTCGCCGCGTAGGCGCTAAACAATCGGGCGGGCATGTTGCCCGCCCTTTTAATTTGGAGGTGAGAGCATGCCGACCAGGGACAACACGATCATGTATGCCATGTATGTTATCGGCGAGGTGGAAAGCAATTGGGATTGGACGGGCGTTTACCGAGCCGATCCTATCACGATCGGGATGATGCAGAACTACGGGCAGCGCGCCGAAATCTGCATTGAGCGCTGCGCAGCCGAAGACCCCGAGGGATATACGGCGTTCAAAGCGGCGGCCCCGAAACTGGCCGCGGCGGTTGAGCAGGATTACGGCTGGAATTGGTGGACAGGCTACTATGTAGACGACGCCGAAGCGGAAGCGTGGCAGACATGGGCGCAGCGTGACAAGAACCACGTTGGGCAGCAAAAGCTCTGGGTTGACGACGCAACGGGCTATATCGAGACGTTGACGAGGTGGGGACTCTCCGAGGACTGGCCGCGAACGCTCATATACGCTATGACCATGTATCACCAGTCGCCGCGCGAGGCGGGAAACGTGATAGGCGCATGCGGTGGATCTGCTACGCTCGACACGATGCACGCGACGTGCCTTAACAACGGGATTTTAGGGCGCTACAAAAACCGTTACAGCACCGTTTACGGCAGGCTCGCCGATTGGGACGGCGAGAGCGCGCCGCCCGACTTCGGGCAGGTGCAGGACGTGGGCGCAGGCAGCGGCGGGCAGAACACGGGCAGCACGGGGCAGCCTTCGGCAGCTGTTACCCGAGTACAGCTAGACAACGGCGTTATGACGCTATGGGGCTCAGGCATTTATGCAAGTGGCCTGACGTGTTACAAGTCCGCTCCGAACGTCTGGTTGCCGAGCATCTCGAAGACAGGCGAGCCAAACCCTGGCACCAACACGGGCGGTGGCAGCTCCACGGGAAACACGGCCCTGAACGAGATGCGGCAGTGGTTGCTAGACCATGTAGGAGCTTTTGCGTACTCACAGGGCGCGGGGCGCATGTCGCCCGAGGAGTCGGGCTATACGGACTGCTCGGCGCTCATGTGGTACGTGTATCACCTCCTGGCGGGGGAGAATATAGGTTCCTGGACAGGCGACCAACAGAACTACGGGGAGATAATCGCCGAGGGCAGCGGGGACTTACCACAGGATGAAATGCAAGTTATGGATTTGGTGTTCTTCAATTGGCACGGTTTCAACCCGTCGTTCGACCACGTTGAAGCCTATATAGGCGGCAACCAACTTATAGGGCACGGCGGCAATCCGCACATGGGGCCGACGGTCAAGCAGGACGCGAACGCTTACGCCCGCGGTGCGCATGATTGGCGGGTTAGGCGCTATATTTGATATACTAGGATGCTATGAAAAGACAATTTTACAACCCATCGAAGGCAATCAGCTACGGCGCGCCTCTTACCGTCGTTATTTCGATGCGCTCATATGGCAAGACCTACGGATTTACCAAGGCCGCGATAAAGGACTGGATGCGCGACAGATCGCAGTTCGTTTACGTTCGGCGATACGACACCGAGCTCAAGACCAGCGCCCCGAAGATTTTCGAGGACATCGCAGAGCATAAGGAGTTTCCAGGCTACGAGTTCAAAATGCAGGGCTACACGGGGCTTGTGCGCAAGAAAACGCCCGACGACTCTGCAAAGTGGGAAGAGATTTGCTATTGCATCCCGCTTTCGAAGCAGGCGAGCTATAAGGGTGTGGCCTTCCCGAGGGTTAAGAAAATAATCTTCGATGAGTATATACGTGTGCTCAAGACCCCGCCAGGCTACCTACGCGACGACATGGGCGCGCTGTTCGACTTGTACAAGACCATTTCGCGCGATCGCGATAACGTGCACATGTACCTGCTGGGCAACGCCTGCGACCTCACGAACCCGCTGTTTCTGTTCCTGGGTCGCGAGCTCAAGGGCGAGCCGAAAGACGGGTTTAGTTGGTACCGAAATAAAACAGTGCTTGTAGAGTACGCCAAAAACCAACAGTTCGCCGACGAGGAGCGCCAAACGGTAGTAGGCCGCCTGGTCGATGGAACGCAATACGCGGGCGTTATGATTGATGCGAAGTTCGCGAACGCGGGCGAGGAGTTCATAGCCGCGAAACCTTCTCGTGCCCGCTACCTCTACGGGTTCGAGTGGCAGGGCAAGCGCTTCGGGTGCTGGGTAGACGAGCGAAACGGCTATTACTTCATAACGCGCAAGCTTCCTAAAGATGCGGACTCGCCGAAGTATCATCTGTTCGCGCTGTCAGCCGAGGATATGCGCCCGAACATGTATATGATCAAGCGGGCTGACCCATTTATCAAAACCTTGCAACGGCTCTATACTATCGGGGTTTGCTTCTTCGACAGTCCAGCAACACGTGAGCAGTGGCTTAAGATGACTGGGCTTATCGGGTATAAGTAAAGCGAAGGGGCGAGAGGTTCGCCCCTTCTTGCTATCTGGTTCTCAGCATTTTCCAACAATCGTTGCAAACTACGCTATCGTCTGAAATCCAATGATTAAGCGATGGCTCTGGGCTTATAGCTACCTGGGCACCGCACACCGCACACGGTCGATAATCGGGCTCGCTGTTCGCGCTCACGAGCAACACAGCCCCCGCCGCAAGCGCAACGGCGAGGGCAACGGCAATAGGTTTAGTCATGGCTCACCCCATACGTCTTGTTGTACACGAACGTAACATCGCGATCGATTGCCGTGTAGGGCTTACTAGTGGCAAGCGAGATCATCATAAGCCCCGCGGTATAGTAGTCGTTATAGCGGGTAGCTACGCGAAGGTTCGCCGCTCCGCGGGTGAGTTCCTCATGTCGCCAAACGGCCATGATGTTAACAGCTTCCTGGTAATCCTTCTCGTTCATTTCAATTCCTTTCTTCCTGTTCCCTTTCGGCGTGATTATTGTACCACGGTTTGCGCAAGATTTGCAAGCGCGAATTTTGACGAATTTGGCGGTGCGAATTTTGACGAATTTGGCGGTGCGAATTTTGCACGTGTGGCGCGTGGTAGGTTGCGTGGAGCTAGATCGTGCGGCGTGTAGTTGTGTGGTTTGTGTGTGGTTTGTAGTTGTGTGGTTTGTGTGTGGTTTGTAGTTGTGTGGTTTGTGTGTGGAATTAATTATGTGTGGTTTGTGTGTGGAATTAATTATGTGTGGTTTGTGAGAATTTTTTTGTTGTGC